AAGGTTCGCGTGTTTGCCACCAACTACAACGTTCTTCGTATCATGAGCGGTATGGGTGGTCTGGCTTACTCCAACTAAACGGCGGTTCACTTACACTCCACCGTGTATGTATTTAAAAAATATTTAAAAACGTATTTCGTTTTCAAATACTTTTAATTTAATTTAACAAATATAAAAACAATAATTTTATATTTTTATTTAAAATTGAATTATAAACTATAAACAATAAGTTAAAGAGGTAAAGAATAGGAGTAACAATTTAGACTCAAGAAATTAATAACGAAACATGAATCCAGTGAGTATAACGTATGCCGGCATTAGCGATGTGGGTACCATGAAACTTGGGCCTAAGCGTCGATCTGATGATGATTCTACAGATAGCGATGATGAAAGTTATCGACCTGATGATGATATCGACGAGAGTGCAAGTGAATCCGATGATGACACGCTCGAAAAGAGATCATCATACAAACCTAGTTCAAAGCCGAAAAACGTTATTAGTAAGTCAAAACCAAATGATAGCGACGATAGTGATGAAGACGAAAACAACTCTGATAGCGATCTGGACAGTGACGATAAATTAAGCGACGCTACTTACGATGATGACGATGACGCAAATGAAGGCAAAAATCGCGGTGACGACGATGGATATAATAATAATGGTAATGCCCGAAAGGGTACTGGTAATGACGATGATGATGACGATGATGATGATGATGATGATGATGACGGCGACCAAGATGATAATCGCGCTGAACGTGATGTTCTATTAGACGAAGACGAATATGATAACGAGAGCAATAATGAAAATGGGGATGAAAAGTATCGAAAAATAAACGAAGTGTTTCGAAAAAATTATATTGGCGAAACACATCCTGAAGCACAAAGTCATACTGACGATGAAATTCATGCTCTTGCAAAAGTTGTACGCGACAAAAATGGTGTGATTGTCGATCCATTGCACAGAACCATACCAATGCTTACAAAGTATGAAAAAACAAGAATTTTAGGGATACGAACAAAACAAATAAATGGAGGCGCGGAACCGTTTGTTACATCCAAAATAAATACAACTAGTGATAAAATAATAGATGGATACCACATTGCACTTCGCGAACTGGAAGAAAAAAAACTTCCATTTATTATCAGCCGACCTATACCTGGAGGCGGAACTGAATATTGGTACTTGCAAGATTTAGAGGTAATTTAAATTTAACCTTTAACGTTTACGGGATACATTAATTGAATATACGTTTGTGATATTATAATATTATAATATAAATATAATTTTTGGTTTTATTTTATAATATATGACAAATCCATGGTCAACCGCATTTGCTCCTGGAGTCCATATTGAGTGTTTTAAAGACATAAAAAAATTAAATACTATTGACTTGATTCGTTTTTTTTTGAAACAGCATCAACCCGATTGCATTGAACACCCGTTTTATATTATAAATTTAGAAGACATCATACGTCAATATTATAAATGGATTAAATGTATGCCGCGCATCACGCCATACTATGCTGTAAAATGTAATCCAGATCCTATCATTATTAGGCTTCTTTATATTATCGGATGCAATTTTGACTGTGCAAGTAAAAATGAAATTGCGCATGTGTTTGAATGCAACGAAGGACTACCGACTATTTCTGATCGAATTATTTTTGCAAATCCGGTAAAGTCGCCTGCGCATATAAAGTATGCAAAAAGTGTCGGAGTTAATCTGATGACATTTGACAATGTAAATGAATTATACAAAATAAAAATACACTACTCTAGTGCTAATTTACTTCTTCGAATAAAAATCGACGACAGTAAAAGTTTATGTAGATTTGGAACAAAGTTTGGAGCGGAACAAGATGACCTAGAAACCATATTTAATACCGCGGAAGCATGTTCCATCAATCTAGTTGGTGTAAGTTTTCACGTGGGAAGTAATTGTTATGGATTAGAAAGTTACAAAAATGCGATTCGTGACGCGTCGGATGTTTTTAAACTTGCAAAAAAACATGGTTTCGACTTTTCAATATTAGACATTGGAGGAGGGTTTCCAGGATACGAGTCGGTTAATGTTAATAATGAACATAATAATGAATCACCCACATCAACAACGGAAGCCGTTACATTTGAAAATATAGCAGTTACAATAAACAAAGCGATTGATGAATATTTTGAAGAATCTGCACATCCGAACTTAAAAATAATTGCAGAACCGGGCCGTTATATGGTTGCGTCGAGTCATACGCTTGTATCCAATGTTATAGGGAAAAAAGAAAGGTCGGACGAATTTAAATATTATATAAGCGACGGTGTTTATAGCTCATATAACTGTATACATTATGACCACGTTACTCCTGAAATCAATGTCGAAAAAACTGTAAACAATTCTAGTAAGTTGTTTAGATCAACTGTTTTCGGGCCAACGTGTGACAGTATGGACACTGTCATTACAAACTGCATGCTTCCTGAACTTAATGTCGGGGATTGGATTTACAGTAAAAACATGGGAGCATATACAATAAGTGCTGCATCAAACAACTTCAACGGATTCCTTCCTGCAGTAAAATATTATTGTATACAGTCTGCTTATAAATGTTGATTCTAGATAATCTTAGCTATTTTATTACTCTATGCTACATGCTACACCTTAATCCACGGTTGTGATAATCGATCTTTTATATATGGAATAAAGTCTCTCCACTGAGGATGTTTCAGGAAAAAATCATTTTTTTTAAACGCCTTTCCGCATGATGATCCAAACCGAAATAAAAATGATAACTCAGACGCAGTATTTGCGTCAACTATAGCAGCATCCACGCTTCCGGCCGGCATAAATGGTGCTTCTCCTGAATTATATGTTTCTCCGGCATCATCTAATTCACAATGATTGCATATGGTGCGACTAGAAGCATTTGTTTTTTTTAAATAAATATCATAATGATCGGAAATTATCTTAGAACTGATAACTGAGTTTATTTTACCACGATGCGACTCAATCAATTCGTGTAAACGATTGTATCTTGCCCAAGGTGAAGTTCTGATATCTCCATACATTTTACTAGCATCCTTGGTACACTCTAAGTTTCGAATACTCGGATGCTGCGGCGCATTTGTTCCGATAAATGCACCATCTTTTGTTCGTTTAACATCGTGATAATCCAATCCAAGTTCAACTGACATTATTTCTTTTGTTTTTATGTTTCCAAACAACCACCCGCACGCATAGTCTCCAGAGTTGTTTGTAAGTAGTGTATCGACATAGTCATCAAGCGTATCTCCATATTGCATACATTTTCGTATTCTACAAAAAATCGGGTCTCGACAACGATATGAAATAAAGGATGAGATTGTTGTTTCTGTTCCGACAATTCCAGCTCTCGTTACAAAAAAATCACTTCCGCTAAAAATATATCCAGGTGCGGTATGCATTGTAAACGCGTATCCGGTTTTAGGATTTATTTCTATAATTACATTAAAATACTGAGCTTCAATAAACCCGCCATTTGTATTATGCGCGCATACAATATTTCCATCACTTGTGTATGATCCTGTTGCAATAAATGCACTACACCTTTCAAATCTAGGCTCACTATGTCTATAATACGCATTTGTATCCGATGTGAAGTTTTTATATTTTTTCTGAACACTAGCAGATGCATTTTTTAAAACTGAAGATAAATTTGCGTATAAATAGTCAATGCTCAGTTTACTGTTAATAAAAAGTATATATTGTAACGGAACTCCCGATCCGCTTGCGATCCCTTTTAGTTCTTTATAAATTTCACGATATCGTTTCTTTACAGCCGGTAAGAAGAAATCACATGCTAGTTTAACAAAAAATGTTAAGGGTCTGCCATACTCATGTTGCATGTAAAATTCATACATTTTTATCATTTCTACTATTTCATTCTTCAGAAGAACACCATGAGCATATCCAATTTCATATGCTGTTCCAAAAAGTTTTAATTTAATAACCCCGCTAGTTTCAGTTCTAGTTGATCCATTTAAATTTGGAGGCTGATTTTCAGGAATACGATATGAGTTCGATTTCGATTTCGACTTTGACTTCGACTTTGATTTTGATTTCGGAGTTGATATTGGTTTTATTTTTGAAGTTACCTTTGAACCTACTTTTGAGGTAGTTCTAACTTTACGAGACATCAATGTACTCATTTCATAAAGTATAAAGTATATTACGTTATATATATAGTTACATAGTATAAAATATTAAAAAATAAAATAACTAAAACAAGTTAAAGTAATTATTTGGATAAACTATTATAGGTTGGTTGGTTACATTATTGGATATTTGGATATTACTGTTGTTACTATTTACCATGATGACATCAGAAGCACCTTATAAGTTACTTTGTTCTAAGGATAATGTTTTACTGAAGTATAAAAGATATATACCGAACGACTTGTTTACTGACCCGACCCTTAAAAATACATTTTTAATTGACTTTGAAATTTGTAACTCAAGTCCAAATTTTGATTTAGGTCGGTTCTGTTCGTTCAATATTTTCAAATTAATTTTTGAAGTAAATCGAGAAGATGCAATCGAGTCGTTAATTTTAAATGAGAACCCAAATGATAGTAGCAGTGCTGAACTGTTTTTATTGTTTAAAAAAAAAGGTCACGACTTTGGACTGAAGCAGCGATACATGCTTCTGAACATAGACCTTACTATAAGTGATATCAATTATGTATTTCAAGGAACAAGTGTTTATGATACAACAAATAAATATGGATTAAATCCTTCCACTAGTGAACAAATCCAAGACGCATCTGCTGTATTTTGCATGTCGTTATTGTCAAGAGACAAACTACGAATCCAATTTATGTTAAATTTACCTATCCCCAAAACGGAACAGCCTTCCTATATTGAAAATAGTTTAGGAATGATTATGAAAAAAGTATTAACAAGAACAAAGGTATTTATAGAAAATATGAAATAAACGTAACCGCCGGAATAATTAAATATTATTTAATTCGATAAAGTTAGATATTATTTATATTTTTGTTATACAGTAACCACAGTAAAACATTGACAAGTTATATTAGCTAACTTCTATTATAAACGTGAAAAATATGGTAATACATTGGACAACCAAACTTAAAAACATTGCGTCCGGACTATATTTTGTTTTATATACAGGAGGTGTTATTTCATTTGAATACACAAAGTATTGCATAAAAACGTGTATCAGATATATTCCGTGGATACAAGATTCTACCCGATACTCTAGTTTTTTATTACATACCGAGATGGTGAAAAATATTGCAGTTCTTTTGTCAGAAAAAAACATTTACTATACGAAAATGTTTCAGGCAATTGCATACAGTTCGGAAATATATAATGATGATTTGGCATCTTTTTTTATTAAATATACCGATTCGGTTCAATATGACGATTCGGAATACAGCAATGTTTATTTAAATGACGTAATTACGTTTGCCGACAAAAATGGATATACCCTAACAATTGATAATACGAGTAAAGACGGAAAGTATGTTCCAGACAAGACCGGGTCAGTATCTCTCATTTTTTATGGTAAAATTATTCGGCGAAACAGCTATGATACGCATAAACATTCTGATATTCCTATCGTTATAAAATATTTACGATCAAATATGTTGGAACGAATTGAATCTGCTGTAAATGATATTGGTTATATGGTTTCATTGTTGAACTTATTTCCACAACTCAAACACTTGTATCTTAAAGATATTCTAAGTGAGCAAAAAAAAATGATGCTGAATCAAGTTAATTTCAATATAGAAGTTGAAAATATACTTAAAATTTACGATAACTTCAAAAAAACAAACACAAATATTATTAAAATACCATTAGTGTTTCCAGAGTTTACAAACGAGTTTAAAAATGTTATTGTTATGGAAAGAATTAAGGGTAAAAAACTGGAGGAATTGTCAAATGATGTAAAGGATGAGTATTGTAAAATATTAGCAAAAGGATTAATAAAAACCGTTTTTTTAGATGGATTTTATCATTGTGATATGCATCCCGGAAACGTCCTTTTTATAGAAAATGAAAATGAAAATGAAAATAAAAATGGAAATGGAAATGGAAATGGAAATGGAAAAGACTGCATGTCAGTTCCAAAGTTCCAGGTAGGTATTTTAGATTTTGGAATTATGAGTAATATAAATGTCCATGAACAAAATTTTTCATTTGAGATATTTAAAAATGTGTTACTAAGAGACTCGAAGGAAATCGCAAGGGGGTTTGTTGATAATTGTATTGAACCGTGTAATAAAAAAATAGGTATACCTGCTAACTATGACAAGAAAAAAGTATGCGAAACGTTAAATCAAGTAATTTATGAAATATTAAAAGATAAAACTCTTACATGTTTTACAGCAAAAGATTTATGTGCATTGAATTATTGTATTTTGAAATATAACATGAAGGTATCAAAATCATTAACAAATTTTGAAATAAGTTTATCGGTTTGCGATAATCTATGTAAAAAAATTGCATTCAAACGATCCTATATGGATCATTTAAAAGATATTGTAGAAGACATGTTTGATTGATCACGCTTTATCTAGGATTCCTTCGCGACCGATGACCGCGTACGAGACGTTGTATCGTTGTTGCCGCTCTCGAACGTGAACGTGATGCTATTGGGAGGATGCGAATTTCATACAGATCTGATGCATCTTGACCAGCTTGACAATGAGCAGCTGAAACTGCGCGTGCTCCCGCAGCCCCCGAACCAAACAAGAAATTATGTGAAGCTATGCTTGCCATGTGAGGGCGGTGCGCATCAACAAGTTCATATGCTTGTGGAAGTTGCGATTGCTGTGAAACAACGATATGCCATAAATCAGAAAACGATACCAGGCCTTGGAACATGCTGAAAGCCCCGATAGAAAAATACGGAACAGATTTCATAGCGCTTGCTGAAATTCCGCTAAGACCATCTTTCGAAAATTCACATACCCGGTTACATTCATACTTTATAGAGTCTGGATTGTTCATTAAAGTAAATAATTCACCTTTGGTTATTACACAAAAAGAATCTTCCAATTTAAATGCCAAATTATCCGGAATCTCGTTCAAAGCGTCCAATACATTTTTTTCTTCCATATCAAGCCAATCCACGTATGTAGAACGTTGATCTAGTATATTGCCACTTGTTGGAAAATTTGGTATCGGGTTAGTTATATAATGTGGATTGCCTCGCAATATGCCAGTTTGGGATACAACCTGTCCAGTGAGAACAGGTGCAGCTGCGGCAACAAGAGGAACAGGAGAAGCAACAGCCGCGGCAGCTGGTGGAAGAGGAGGCGGACTGCCAAGTTGGCCTGTGGCCCATGAATTCCGAAACTCGAATCGAGACCGCAGGTCCAGATCCCCCCGCGCAGGACCAGAAGGAGCAGCAGCTACGGGTCTAACAATTGTATTGTCATATGTCAATCGTATCATTTGTATTCCAGGGTGTTTTCTTCGACAATGGCCGTATATATTTGTAATCTCTGTGTATGTTTTATCGCAAAATGGGCATTTGAATCTTTCTGGACCATTAGCTGCAACGAACTGTTCTCTCGCACGCCAGCGGGCAGCCGATGGTCTTGGGACTACCGCATCAGCCCCTCTTACAACAGTGCTAGCATGTGTCAATCTTGGCATTGGTTGATCGTTATGTTTGTTTTTACAATGAATGTATATATTTGACATTGCTGAAAATGTTTTATCGCAAAATGGACACTTGAACCTTTCATCAGCAGCAGCTCCGGCTCCACCCCGTTTTTTTAACGTTCGTTTTTTTTTATAATATTTTTTTTTATACGTTTTCATTTTGGTTATTTGGTTTGAGGTTTTAATCTATGACAATAAAATAATTAATTGATATATTAAATAAAATAAAAAAGGGGTTTTTTATTTTATTCTAAATGCTAAGCGGGTTATTATACAAACGGAGATGATGTAAGTTCTTCCAATGTCCAGCTCTTTTTTTTCTCGCCGCGATATGGTCTAGCCCATCCACCTTTAATCAAAATTTCAGAAACGTTCTCGCCCGTTTGTAGAAACAAATCTCCCAATACTCTACCTCCATATTTGTCCCAGTCATGAATGCGAACTTTGGCAATGTTGGTTGGAAACAACGACTTCACATAGTCTCTCACTTTTACTGCCGCCAAATGTTCTTGAGGAAGTCGGCCTTCTCCATGTTTGAGTTCGGGAGTATCGATTCCAAGAATTCGCAACGAAAATCGGACAGGAGTTTCTGAAAACATGACGATAATCTTTACAGTATCCCCGTCGTAAACTTCCTCAATTCGAGTCATTGTAAACTGGTTTTGAAAGGGTACCTTTGGAACCGTCTTGAGATCGATAGCCTGTAGACGTTGTTCAAGTGTTAGTTGTTGTGAATGTTGCGAATGTTGCGAATTTTCATCAGAACATTTGCTGGGTAAGCATGCTCCCATTTTGGTATAGACTGGTTCTTCTCTAGAGTCCATGAGTATATATACTATGAAAAGTAAATCAATTTTATTTAATTTTATTTACTTTATTTTATTTTATCTTATTTTATTTTAGAACCTTATTAAACATTTATAAATGATGTCGCTTCAGTTATAATGGTCTTACTAATGGACGAGGATCCACACTACCTGCAAAATGAGTTAATGAAGCGGGTGATGTATTTGTTGGCTGTTGAGCGGCAACAGGCGTACGACAACAATCGACGGTGCACTGCGTTGTGTTAAAATTAAAAGGACGAATTGTTGGCATTGAATATTTTTACTTTTATTATATATTTTATTTTATTTTATTTTTATATATTGTTTTATTGGTTATATATTTAATGTTAAATGAATTATTTTTATTATTGAAATCAATATAAAAGAAAATAGTTATGTATCTTATAAACCAATAAAAAGTATTTTTTGGATTGGGAAAGTTATTACGTATCCGGAAAGAAAATAAAATAAACAAAACAATGTTAGCACAAGGATCATCAACATCATCAAATTTTCATACTCTTTCCGGAAGTTGGACCCTTTGGTCGCACCTACCGCACGATACAGATTGGAGTCTAAGTAGTTATACAAAAATTTGTCAGTTTAATACTGTCGAAGAAGCGGTAGCGATTACAGAAATGCTTCCTCCTAAACTCATTATGAACTGTATGCTTTTTTTGATGCGTACTGGAATATCACCTATATGGGAAGACGTTAGGAACCGTAACGGCGGATGTTTTTCATACAAGGTTGCAAATGCCGACGTTCCATTTAGTTGGAAACAGTTGACATATTCGATCGTCGGAGAAACGATATCCAACACGCAAGCAATTCTACCTCACGTAAATGGTATAACCATTTCCCCCAAAAAAAACTTTTGTATTGTAAAAATATGGCTGGCCAACTGTGACTACCAAAGTGCGGCGGTAATACGCGAACTTGTCGGGATTACTCCTCACGGATGTTTATTTAAACGTCACGTACCAGAGTATTAAGTATTACATACTCACATAATACCTAATAAAAAATAAAAAAACGGACATGCTAAACCACTGCATGTTATGCCAGTTCCGTACTGGGAAACGGTGAGTTTCAGGTCCCACGCGGCTCCGTTTACTGTCCAGCTTGACATTAGATTTACTTACCACGCCTACGTGATGGACGGTGACCGTCGTCCATACAGACAAGCGATTATGGTCTCGATTCGATCTTCAGCTACAGCCGCCATATGACAGGTCGTCGACGACTCGGAGGTATGCCAGTCGCCGATAATAGTTGTGACACGCATTGCAGACCAACACAGTGCTTTGCCAACGGGATTCGCATACGAACTCACTCTCGTCGTCAAGTCCTGCATCACAGTGCGTGCACATACCAAACTTGAAATTGACGCTCATGTTGCTACGTTCATCGGGAGTGAGATTCATGTACGGAACGTGCGGAATCGTATTTTCATCGTCGTCGTCGTTGTCGTCCTCGTGATCGTCATCGTCGTCATCATTGCCATCCCGATAGTACTCAATTGGTTCTTCGCCACCTCGACATTTGTGGCGCGGCTCGTCTACCATGTCGTTGTCAACCCAATCATTTTCTGCATGTTTCTCGTACCATTTGCGGGATTCTTGTTCCTCCAGTGTCATAGCACGGTCATCGTGGTCAGCTCCAGTCCAGCGGCGTCCAGGTTCATCACTCCAACGAGAATCAAATGTATCTTCATCTCCACTCCATCTCCGTGTGGGTTTCGCATGTTGCGTGGGTGCAATTCCACCAGCACTTTTGGCAACAGAAGCAGAAGTCCAGCGAGTAGAAGTTTCAATGGTCGTCATTTTGTTCGTTCGTTAGAATGTTTTGGTCACTGCATTGATGATAGTTTTGAATGAAAAAACATTTCAATTTTTTTTCATTTTATGTATAAAAGTAATTGAAAACTTTATTAAGATTAACTATTTTTATTAACTAAATACCTAAATATTATAGATTTTCAATGGCAGTTTTTTTACCATGACAGTCTCTACAGAGAGCTACTAAGTTATCTATGTGATTTGTGCCACCATGCTCAAGTCTAACAACATGATCAACTTCAAACCACGCTGGCAGTTGTCGAGTGCAATGCTGGCATTTCCAACCTTGTTGTGCAGCTACAAATTTTTTCTTCGTTTCACTAACGCAACGTTTGGTTGACGTTTTACCCGATGACAAAATTTTATTTTGTTTATGATTCAAGGATGCGCCGCCCCCCGTTGGAGATATGAACGGTTTTTGAGTATGTTGATGTTGGCCGACTTGATTGCCTATACCAAACATTGCTGTTTTATTTGTAAAATCTAAAAACGGACTCAATACATCAGCCGTATCTTTGCTTACTGGCATATATTTTATGATGTCATTGGCATGCATAAACATTGTTCTAGACTGATCTGGATTTTTTTTTGCAAACAAGTAAATGGATAATCCAATAAATGCAAAAGTTGCCATTTTTATGTATTTCTGCGAAGACTGTAATGACTTCAAAAATTTACCATCATAGTACGTGTTTGCAATTAAAAATGCGGTAATTATAAATATAATATATTCAGTCTTCATATTGATATACTTTGTATCTGTATTTATAAATTATAAATTAACTTTTTATTTTATATTTTATTTATTGTACAACACGTAAGCTCCATATATTCCGGCAATAAGAAATGAAAAATAAATAAGCTTTTCTTTATATTTTAATTCATCCATAATTGCTATTTTTTTTGGAACATAATGTAAATAGTATGCATTCAATGCTTCGGTCATTGTAAGTTCATCTTTATGGATTGACGCATTCACTTTATTGTGTATAAACACAACCCATCTTAAAAATGAATCTCTTGTATCAAGGTATGGAGTTACTGGATATTTATCTAAAAGTATACTAAATCTATTTCCGATTGCATAGTCTGGTAAAAATAGTGGTAAATTCTGAATAAAGTCGTAATATTTTTTACGCGTAACACTATTTGCATGTTCTGGATATTTAACGGCCATTGTCATTAATACAAACCAAAATTTGGGGCCCCATATTTCGGGATCCAGCACTGTCGGAAATGGAACTGCTGACATTTGATTTTAAATACCTATTAGTAATTCAATTATTTTATTTACATGGTTATAACTTATTTTCATTTAACTTACAGTATCAATAAATATCAATAAATATCAATAATTATCAATAAATAACAAATAACATAATAAACGATAGACATGGATATAACTCAGTTGATATAGATGAACGATTATCTACATACAGGAGTGTTTGAGGGAGACAAGGCGGGCTTGCACGTTCACCAGTTTTTTTGTAACAACTGTGGAAAATATGGAAATCATACTTACAACAATTGTCGATTTCCAACAACAAGTATTGGTATGGTTGCAACCCGTTACAATCCTACTACATCTGAGTATGAATTTTTAATGATTCGAAGAAAAGATACGCTAGGGTTTGTTGATTTCATAAGAGGTAAGTATACGTTTTCCAATTTTATACATGTGAAAAACATCATTGATGAAATGACCATTCGTGAAAAGGAGAGGCTTTTATCCTGCGACTTTAAACAACTATGGGGAGAAATGTGGGGAGGATACACCAACTCTCAGTTTACAGGAGAAGAGTCTCAATCGAGGGATAAATTCAATAAACTCAAAACTGGTGTTTTTTTTAAAGGAGTAGATAAACCTATAACATTACGAGAACTAGTTGAACATTCAAAAACAGCGTGGAAAAATGCAGAGTGGGGGTTTCCAAAGGGCAGGCGTAATAACCAAGAAAGCGATATTGAATGTGCAGTTCGTGAAAATTTTGAAGAAACTGGATATAACATTAAAAAATGTGACATTTTATCAAACATTGTTCCTGTCGAAGAAGTTTTTATTGGGTCAAATTTGAAAAGTTACAAACATAAATACTTTGTCGCGTTTATAGGGAATGACGTATCACCAGTTAACCCGTTTGAAAAATCCGAAGTAAGCAAGTTGAAGTGGTTATCATATGGAGATTGTATCAAAAAAATTAGACCATATAATACAGAAAAACTCAACTTATTGGCTCGTGTACATAACATATTAACAACCTATTCCGTAATAAAATGTAAAAATTAGTCTTGTGTGTATCGTGATTCTATGATTTAATATTATTAATATTTTATTATTATATATTAAGTATTTTTTGTTTGTGAATTAAAAACAAGTTGTGTTGAATCCGACGTTGAAATGCAATACCCAGAATCAATTTTACCAATTGCTGCAGACGAGCCTGTGCCTCAAGTAGAGCAAATTTTTTCAACTGAACAAACAGAGAACAAGCGTAAAGGCAGACGTCCTGGGTTTAAGATGTCACAGGAAACTAAAGATAAAATTTCAGTTACTATGAAAAATAGAAAAAACCAATTAGTAAATCCAGCGCCAGCGCCAGGTGAAAATACGCTGCCGCAAGGTAAGAGGTGTAAAAGAGGTACGCGTAAAAATAGACGCACGGGTAAGTGCGAGCCATATCCAAAGATCCAGCCCGCTCAAATGACACCGCCCCAACTTTCGGACCTTCACCTTGAATTTCCAGTAGAGGTTCATTCAGAAGAAGAAATTACAGCACCGGTGCCACCACCTAAACGTAGAGGCCGACCTGTAGGATTTAGATTGTCTCAGTTGGTTAAGAATAAAATTTCAACTACAATGAAAAATAAAAAAAAGGCAGCAACTCAAGAAGTAGAAATAGGAGTTATTTCAAGTCAACGAACACGATGCCCAAATAAAACGCGAAAAAATAAATTTGGTCAATGCATTCCAATAGACCAAAATTCTGAATCGTCACCTATTCCGTTACCATTACCGTTTTCAAGTTCTAACCCAGATGAACCGAATGAACCGAATGAACCAAATGAATTGAATGAATTGAATGAACCGAATGAACCGAATGAACCGAATGAACTGAATGAACAAACGGACTCTAACGAACTCAATAGTCAGCCTAGTCAACCAGAATCTATACCATCTCCATCTACATCTCCATCACCCCATCCACCTTCACCAAGTCCATCAGGAACATCGGAATCATCTGAAACTCCGGGCTCTGATGCCCACATCGAACTATATCCGGAGCCAGGTAGTCCGAATTTTAACAATATTATAGCAAATAAACGAGAGTTTCATGAAATTCGTCATGACATAATGAATGAATTTACAATAGAAGAGTATGCCAATCGAATTTGTTCAGAAGGAGGAGAGTTCGAGCTTGCGCCGCATCAGCTGTTTGCTAGAAATTTTCTGTCATCATTAACTCCATACAAAAGTATGTTGCTATACCATGGATTAGGTACGGGTAAAACATGTTCTGCGATTTCAGTATCAGAAGAAATGAGAGATTATATGAAAGAAATTGGAATTACGAAACGTATTTATGTCGTTGCAGCTCCCACAATTCGTTTAAATTTTAAACAACAATTGTACAATCCGTCTAAACTTGTTTTAAATCGTGTTACTGGAATGTGGACAATGAATACTTGCATGGGTAAGAAACTTTTGAAAGAGCTTCGAATAAAACCAGTATCGACAACCATAAGTGTGGACCAAGAACTTCGACTCAAAGAATCCATTCTTCTTCGTATTAAATCTCTCATTCAAAGAACTTATTCTTTTATTGGCTATGAGAAACTTCGTCTTATCATTGAAGAACTTTTGTTTGGGATAAAAAATAAACAAGTGAAACAACCCCATTCTTCTACGCAATACGACCTCGCAAATATAACTCCGGAACAACAACAACGCATACGAAACAAGTTTGATGATACGCTTATTGTTATTGACGAAGTTCACAATTTAAGAACTACCGGAGAAAATGAAAGCAATGACGCTAAAATGACGGGTAAATTGTTAACACTTGTTGCAAGATATACCCGGAACATGCGTCTTTTATTAATGACCGCTACCCCTATGTATAACAGTCCTAAGGAAATTATATGGCTTCTTAATTTAATGAGAATTAATGATAACAGGTCCGAGATTGCATATGATAGCGTATTTACAGGAACCGGAACAGAAGAGACGATTAAAACTGCAACGGATGATAATGTTTCTCGCTCTGCGTACTCGAGCGGAAAAGAAGTATTAAAAAACGCATCATATGGATACATATCCTATGTAAAGGGAGAAAATCCGTTCACGTTTCCGTACCGAGTGTATCCAAAGGATCATTCGCCAACTCATTCATTTTTTTCAGAAAAAGAAAGCGCGGTTAAAATTCCAACATCAACATTTAATAATGAACAATATCCTCCAACTGATGTTTCTAAAAGATTTCTTGATATTTATATCAGTCCGGTCGGAGACGAACAAGAAAAAATATATAACCGATGCATACAAAAGGCAAAAGATGTTTCGGATTCTAGACGGGGAACCAGCGAAGGTGGTGCGCTAGAAGAAGGTAAAATGAAAGTTAAAAAACGTGTGAATATTAAAAACAGTACCGGCACCGACGATAAAAATGACGGTGTATCGGTTGATGGATATGCAGAAGCAGCTGCAGATGCGGATGCGGATGCGGATGACTCCATCGTTGGTGGAACAGAAGAAGATGTCAACGGTGAACCAGAAAAATCATCATTGTCTAATTATGATGAAATAGCTACAAAATTTGGGTTTGAATCTAGGTATGCGTTACAAGCATTAACAATGACGTTTCCGGCTCCACCTGGTCAATTGGATCAAGTTGATCCATTAACGTTAGTCGGACAAAATGGGTTCCGGCAGGTAATGATAAGTAAACCGTCTAAAGTAGACGGAATTGATGTTATGAAATATGAATATAAACCTGGCGTAGAGCGTATATTTTCTAAAGAAAATATTGGAAAATGGAGTAGCAAAATTGCAAGCGTTTGTAAACACGCTGAAGAATGTGATGGGATTGTTTTAGTTTATACCGAATATATTGAAGGCGGTGCAATTCCGGTTGCAATTGCTCTTGAAGAACACGGATTTCAAAGATATTCTGGAACTGGGTCTGGTAAGAACGATAATTTATTATTGAATCCAGCCCCTCCAAATCCCACCGATCTTAGACCAGGATCTCGTCCTAAATATGCAATGATAACCGGAAACAAGATGCTTACACCAGTGAGTATTGTTTCAGCAGCCACGTCACCAAAAAACATAAAAGGTGAAATGATAAAGGTGATTATTATAACAAAGGCTGGCTCAGAAGGGATTGACTTGAAAAATATAAGACAAGTTCATATTATTGACCCATGGTATAATCTAAGTTTAATCGAACAAGTCATTGGACGAGCTGTTAGAAACTGTAGTCATGTCGATCTACCATTTAAACATCGTAATGTTTGTATTTTTATTCATGGGACAAGTTTAACCGGAAGTAACTCGAATATAGAAGCGCTTGATGTAAGCTTATTACATCATGCAGAAGGTAAGGCTAAAAGAATTGGTAATGTAAATGCAATCCTTAAGAAAAATGCAGTTGACTGTAATTTAAATAAACCGTATAATGTTCCCACATTCAAGGATGATAACAGCATTGTTCGTCAAGTACTTACAACACGCAACGCGTCCGGCAAGGACCTTTTAGAGATTGATATGTATGACGTTAAAATGAAGCCGCGAACGGATGCATGCGACTACCAAGACGAGTGTGATTTTGGGTGCGAGCCAAACTTGGACGATGATTTAGCTAAAATGGGAACCGATATGGATACGTATAATATGAAATTTTTAGAAATGAATAGTGAACGAGTTATTCATAGAGTAAGAGCGCTTTTTAAAGAACGATTTTTTTACAGAGAAGATGAATTATTTAGACATGTGAATCAGGTACGCACGTACACAACTGAACAAATATTAGTTGCGTTGAATACTCTCATTAATGATCCGTATGAAATGTTGACAGATTATTATGGCAGAGAAGGGCGTCTAATTCAAATTGGAGACTACTACCTATTTCAACCTGACGGAGTAACAAATCCAAAAATCGGGATTAGAGAACGAACTATGCCGATACATGAAGGAATCGAATCGGTACAAATAAATGTCGGAGACGATGGAACTACCGCTATTGTTCCAAGTGAAGAACAGCGGCGAATGGCGAATATGGGGCTCGATGCTCGGGCGACTGGAGATGGAGTTGGATCAGAGTCAAATGAAATAATGGGGCGACTATTTGATATATATAACATACTTTTAGGTTCGATGTCCCCAATGCACAAAGACTTACCTGAAACATACAAAACCGATGTTTTTCTTTCGACTGTTGTACAGTTTATAAGACCGGTCATTCAAAAAAAAATTGCAGATACATATACCGTTTTATTTGCGTGCATGCATCATTATATTGACATGTTATCTGGCAATGAAATATTAGAAATTATAAACCGACCTAAAATAAACTCGGACGACCCCGATACTCAACAGTTCGAGAGAATAATCGATTCATATATCCGTCGATATTCAATTTCATGTCCTTCGAAAGTAGGAGTCAGGCAAGCAATGATTGTTCCTACTTCAAGTATCGCAAAATGGTCAACCACACTTGAACCATCAAGTGGGAAAAAATCTGATGTAAATTTGATAAAATATATTGAAGAAAGTTTTTTTATACATGTTGATTTTATTGGCATGACACCCCAAACTGCTTCGGGAAAGTGGAAGCCATCATCAAAATTTGGATCAGACGATAAAACAATTTTAAGTAAATGTGTATTGGATTGGTTTCTTAAAACGTGCAACACTCCACTGGTCAATTCAATTGGTAAGGACGCTGTAATGCATGAAAATACTAGTGTACCCTACAAAATCGGTTGCACTCGATTGATTTCGTCAGAATTATTACATGAATTCATTCTTATTGATCTGAAAAATCAAAAAAATGTGATTCATGGATCAGTTCCAAGAAACAAACAATTTGTTATTGATTTTTTAAACAAGATACTCACATCGAAAAAGCATACGCTTACCGAATTTATTGGAGCAATAGATGAAGATGAAGGTGAACTGCAAGGTAAAAAAAAATCGTCATCAATTCAAAAACTACCTAGCTTAATTGTATTTACAGAACTTTTATTGAGAGTTATGGACATACAAGATAGTGATAAAAATATACGATGGATGGTTCGTCCATGCGAATTGCAGTTAATAACAAAAGTTAGTGGTATATTTAACGCAAACAAATAGTGAATAGTGAATAATGGAATAGTGAATAATTCAAATTATTCATCGCTATCGCTGTCATACTCCAAGTATAACTCCTCCGTAAGTTCATCATCGTTATCATGCGACGGTTCAGATATTGATCTAGAAATAATAGTATTTGTATTTGTTGATGATTGAGAAGATGATGATTTTATTTTTGTATTTTTAGTTTTTGGTTTTATAGAATTTACACCATTTTTATCACACGGATCGTCCACGATAAATCCATCTTTCAGATACCCGTCTCGCGTTTTCCTTTTTATGGGTACATCATCCATTTCATCATATTCAGTTTCATCGACTGTTTCCGTCTTTGTCAAATCGTGAAACCCTCCAAAAAGGTGTGCATATATTCTTTTCCACGACTCGATGGAGAATGAAAAATCTGGAGAACTATTCGCAACAACAAGCAAACAATTTCCAAAAAAAAGAATTTCATCAACTGGAGGCGGAAACTCGTACTGATTTTCTTGACCAGCGCGACCCGTTGCACGCGCCCATAGTTCTATCGTTACCTTGTATTTTAGTACTTTCCATGTAGTATGAAGTCGAAATGATGAACTATATGTTTCTGATGTGTCACTTATTTTCATGTAAGTTGAATGTGTTTTTTCGTTTAAGGATAATGGATGGACTTGTTTTAAAGATCCGTTTTTTTTAACGACAATGCAGTTATATTTATCAGTTGATGAGGACGACGATACCGACGGTGATGTCATTTTATAAAAGTATGAAATTATTGCTATGGTTACAAACAATATAACACTTAGAGTTTATATCATTTTAGATTTATTTAAATTTAAATGGATTTTAATAAATGCTGAAACTATATCTAACCCCTTAAACTTTAAAAAATGAACTCAAATTCAAATTCAATACTTCCGCATAGTAATCCAATTATTGAGTCGTGTTCAACTATGAGCGCATGTGATAAACTTACTATGGATACAATGATTAATGTAGCCGCATATTCAAAATACATATCTAAACGTGATGCGGATGTTGAAACGCGGTCTGATCATAAAAAAAGTGAACGCAGATTTTATAAAAAACGAATACTGGCGCTTACAAAAGAGTTAATAAAAAATCCAGCTCATGTGAATGATACCTCACTCATTAATTCAAGTACCGCCTATATAAACGCATGTATTATGCATTTCAAGTTTATTGACTTATCGGATACATTACAAAAAGAATATGCAGAAGTTGATAACAATAACGATAACGATAACAGTAATAAAAATAATGATAATGATAATTCTCACCTAAATTTTGAAGAAACTGTACATAAAATAGACGCATCATTTTTTGAAAATGATCATCGAAATGTAAAAAAAATAAAATTAAATGAAAAAAATATATTAGAACAGCTTTTTGTTTTACCTACATCATCATCGTCGGGTCTAACAGATACCGATTCAAAGCCTATAAATAACATTCCAAGAGTTGTCGGAATTAATTTAAAGGACCGACAATTTAAAACAAAAGGTTTGAAAACTACAAGTCATAAAAATAATATTAACAATAATTAATACTACTACTAAATATTATATATATTAACAACGCAATGACATCAGTTAACGGAGGGAAACATAAAAATAACGATCTACAAAATAACATGAAGTGTAGTCCGCATCCTTCAGGTGAAGCACATTCTTTAAGTGAATCTAAATCATGTTACTCTAATAACTCTCTCGAAACGCTCAAGGATGCATGGAATGCTCGTCATTCCGATGAGAAAATAACATCCGACGACCCTAACGAAATTTGGGCATTTTTACGACAACATCTGTCTCGTGTTTGTAAAAATGAGGCATGTTGGTTACGAAAACTGCTTATTTTGGAAGACGAAGGTAAATATAGAGACTTGTTAAACTATACATTTGCTCCTCGCGCTCCAAAAAGCTGGATTAAAAAACCGACAACTTGGCTAACAAGCGTAGATATTGAAAATGTAATGAAGCAATATGAACATGCGTATCCATCATTCATGTTTTTAGGCCCCGCGCCAATTGATTTTGATTTGAAAATGAATACGGGTGAATATGTTTGGAAGGATATTCACGATTTCAACCTAGGAAACATGATAAAAAGAGGAAAAAGGCATTTTGGTTTTATTTTCAATACAGATCCTCATACGAAATCGGGCGCTCATTGGATATCAATGTTTGTAGATATAAGAAACGAATATATATTTTTTTTCGATAGTACGAGCGATGATATTCCTCCCGAAGTCAAGATACTTGCAGATCGTATTATAGAAGCGGGTAAACAGCTTATACCCGCTTTAAATTTAAACCTTATCGTAAATAAAAAAGATCATCAATATAAAAATACAGAGTGCGGAATGTACTCCATTTTCATGATTATAAATGTTCTTACTGGAAAAATGAAGCCTTCTGATTTTGCCGTTAAACGAATCTCAGATGAATTTATGATGAAGTTTAGAAAAACGTATTTTAATAGTGCCAAACTAGAAGATGTTCCAAGCGGACCGTCTGATACATTTGATAAGTAGAGTCTAAAAAATTCGATACATAAAAAATGAAACAGTAAATTTAAATATGTATTTATTTTATATCAATTGAAATTAATAATTAAGTAAGATAATGCACGGCGGGGTTAAGCGACGAGAACACCGAGACGGAAAGCCTAAAGAAGGCATTGTATCAATACGGGATATGTTGAACGCTAGAGGGTCTACAATTGAAATGTTGACTTGCGGATCATTGAAGGGTTTTATGTTTGTACTAAACGTCCAGGATGCGCATAGCGAATTTCTTACGTTTAATTCATCGTTTCGATTTACTGTACCAGTCACGAGTTTTATTGTCAAGTTGGCGGTAACATCTCAAGCAGAAGAAGGTATTGACGACTATGTACCTTTAGGCGAAACTGAATCTGAAGGTATTGGAAAGGCTACTGAAACTGAGAGTAGTTTTTTTGAAGAAGCCAAACTTCAACAACATATTTGGAAATCATCCGTTGTTGGGGGAAGGGAGCCGATTTGTCCTCCGGTAGCAAATCTCTCATTTTTTGATAATCAAAACGGAATAAATTTTTTGAAATTTTTGAACTATAAAGTGAGAGAAGAAGCATCTGTTCACACGTTACGTTTTTTAATGAGAGTATGTTCTGAGTCTGCAAGTTCTGGTAAAAATTATGGAATCGGTATGATTGTAATGCCTAAAATTCTACAGTCGGATACATTTTCAAGTTTTGCAAACCTTGCTCATGGACAGCATTTTCAAGGTATTGAAGTCACTCAAAATGTAGTGGAACGTGTATATGGGAGTGTGGTTTCCAAAATAGTAAGACTTTTTATTGAAGTTGGAGTTGTTCATTTTGACTTGCATCAAAAAAATGCACTTATTTATAGAAAAGGCGCATCTCACCATTTACATGCAGTATTAATTGATTTTGGAAGAGCGTCCAGCACGACGAGTGGAATAGACGACGAATACTTAAATTCCGCGGAAAAGTCCAGTATTACTGGTGAAAAACACTATGGAGTTGCAGCCACGAGAACTGGCTCACAAGTCGCAGTTAGCCAATCGCTATCAACGAGTTCATTATACGAAGAAGCTCTTCAATATTGTGCGAGTCATTCCAGCACGGCAAGTGACCAAAAATATCAGTTTATTCACAAAGTAATGAAAAAGATCCAAGAACTGGATTATATAAAAAATCAAGCCATGTTTAGAGGATCGGATTATTTACCTGATCGATATCAATCGAACTGGCTGGAAGCGTTGCTTCCTATTAGCCAAAATGTAACAAGACTGAGACTTGCAGACGCTAGTACTCTTTTGAAGAAGGTTTCTGTATATGCCTTTGACAACATGTGTGATGAGATTATAATAGATCCTAGTAAACCAAAAGTTACGGCTGATACATTAAATCGAGTTTGTCTAAATTTTGATGACACTGCAACGGCTCAGACATTCCGGACAGAGTTTTTAATATCATGGTCTGAATTTGGATGGTCGCTGGGTTCAGTGGCTATTCGAAATATTTCACATTCATTACGTAATTTAGGTAAACGATTCAAACGTAAAAATACGCAAGCCGGTCAAGGAAAAACAAAAAACGGAAAAGGAAAGAGGAGAACAAATAAAAGTATGAAAAATGTAAAAAGTATGAAAAATGTAAAAAGTATGAAAAATGTAAAAAGTATGAAAAATGTAAAAAGTAGAATAAATAAACTCGAAAATAGAAAAAAAATAAAATATTAAAGTAATTTATAAAAAACACAGTTATAATACACTATAAAATGATTAACAAATATGTTGTTGAGTTTTTAGGAACTTTATTTTTCATGTATGTAATTATTGCAACCGGAAATGCAATTGCAATGGGTGCGGCATTTGCAATTGCTGTTATGGTTGGAGGAAATATTTCAGGCGGACACTATAATCCAGCTGCATCAGTTATGATGTACGCGGCTGGCAAATTAAGTCGTACCGATCTTATACCGTACATACTTGTACAACTCGCGGGTGCGTTGGTTGCGCTTGAACTGCATAAACGATTTCGCTTTTAAAGAGTATTAGTCTATTAAATTAGTAAATATCCTAAATAAATATAAGGAGGTATGGCGTAAATGCAAATAATAAACGTGTATAAAAATTGTAAAAAAATAAAAAATAATATAATAAACAATAATAGAAAGTATTATATTAATTTAAAGTAGTAGTAGTAATACCAGCAGCAACATCATAAAATGTCAAATTTTGATGGAGGTAAAACAAAAAATCGAGGTAAAAAAAATAATAAACGAACCGTAAAAGCCGCATCTACATATGGTGACGCATATCGCAAGTATATGAAGATGTATGGCGGTGAACCGCCTACTGAACCCCCTAAAGAAGAAGAAAAACCTGGGATTGTGGATAAGTTTAAATCATTTTTTTCCAGTGAAAAAAAAGATGAAGCAAATGTGGAAAAACCCCCTAACCCAGAAGCAGTATCAGGGTCAGAACCAAGTTCCGGTACAGAATCATCTTCAACCGAGCCAGGATTGTTTGAACGCGCATTAAATAGTTTGAATGAAACAAAAAATGACGTTGAAACAAAATTAAAAAAAGGTAAAGATGCTATTTCAAATGCAGGCGAACAAATAAAAGAAACTGCTGGCGACATCGGAAATGTCGTGTCTGAAACAAAAGATAAAATCGGAGATAAGTTGTCATCTACTAAAGAAAAATTGAATAATATCAGTGAAGAGTCCCCGACGAATGATACCCCTGAAATAGATACAAATGATGTCGTTGAAGAAAAACCTCCGTCACCCCCCGAACAGGATGGGTCGACGCCAAGCCAAACTTCTGAACCGGAATTAGATTCGTCTCCATCATCATCATCATCATCATCATCATCATCGTCATCTGGCGAAGTAAAAAAAGCAATTACTGTACTTGCAGGGGATGCATACAGTAGCTCTGTCGAGTCAATGGAAAATTGTATTAAAGCGTTACGAGACGGCATTAAGGCAATGGAACTCACTCTTGCTGCAGCTCTAACGCTTGTCGCTGCAAGTAAAACGAATGTGTCAGCGTCTGCAATGAAGGGTGATAGTAAAGAACCCGAACGCGAAAGCCCATCATCGTCGTCGGTGTTAGATAAAATGAATGAAGTTGAAGAAGGAAATAAAAAAGAAGGTGATGATGAATAAAACGATTGAAATGAAATGAATAAAATGAAATTACCGCCGTTTACGATTTGTGTATAAAATTTTATACAAAACGTATAGCCCTAACCCAGTAATTGCAGCATAATAAATTCTTGATACAATATCATCAGGAAACGCATATTCATAATTATTATCGTTTTTATTATTACCATTGTCAATATCGTTATCGTTATCATGAAACCGCATGACCTGGTATTTTGACGCAAAATCGTCATCGGTATATACTATATCATTATCATTAGTATTATGAGGTTGAGACTGAGAGATTTTTAATGGATATATTGAAGCCGAAGCGTGCATTTTTTTTTCTTTGCGACGCATTTTTCTCATATGCTTCAAAGCAGCTCGTTCCTCTTTTTGGTTACTATGTTGATGTACCGTTGAATAATCAAATTCGGAATCCGACTCTGATTCGGAATCGCCGCTAATTTTGAGATTGGGGTTAAGAATAGAAAAATCTTCGCTTTCTGGTTCACATTCTCGTTTGAGTTTTTGAACTTTGGTTATAGGATGTGTGTAATCTTTATATTTACATGGATCAGTTATTGAGTTTATTGGGTTTCCTTTTGTCATATTATCTGGACTTATTTCATTTATAATATCTTGAACTGCAACGTACTCGGTTTGTTCGCTATCATTGTTGTTATTATCTTTTGTTCGAAGACTGATTTTAACACAGTCTGGATAATTTCCCATTGTAAATGCCCTGTAAAATCCACTTGGACTAAATGCTGCCATATTTCCTATTGCGCCAGGTATCAATCCTCTGAAATCTTTCATTTTACCACCATCTGGCCCGGATGCTATGAAAGGAATCGTGCCATCAGGTACATTGTCTACGTATATGAATCGAGGTACATATATTGGATTAGATTCGCTCTCTGGTTTGGTTCGGTCTGATAAAATGTTTCTGCACTTGGCAAATGTTTCTAAAAAAAAACGATTTCCAAGCGGTTCTCCTGTCTTAGATGCATTTGAATTTCCATCGACTAGTAGTGACACATATGAAATTAGACCGCCTATATCGTTTGAAAGCGCTTTAATCGTACCTGCATCACTCATTCCGAGCTCGGAAGGAGATTTTATGTTTTTCCAATAGTCATATCCAGGCCCCAATGCAGAATCCATTTTTATTTTATTTTATTTACTATTTATTATCGTTATTACTTTCTAATAATACTTTATTTTAATCTTATTTATTTAAACAAAATAAACAAAACAAATACAAATAAGTAAATACAATATACAGTTAAATAATTAGAAATGGCTGCTGCGCGTCCTCCATATTTTTATGACTTTATATGCACATATCCGCTTCTGATCGCGGATGATGCAGACATGGCAAATTTCTTATACAAAATACAGCTGGTAGACGCATTTGGAATGCAAAATAATCTTATGAAAATACTTCGTGACAATAATCCAGAAACAAATCCATTTCAATGTCAACGGGTAAATGATGTATTTGATTATTTATTGGATGTCATGCACCTACACGAGAATAAAAAATTTGTTGATGTATTAAGAAAACACCCTTTATTTTTAACGATTCAAAGTAACGAAACCAATAATGATATCGATAACGATACCAATAAAGATACCAATAAAGATACCAATAAAGATACCAATAAAGATACCAATAATGATAGCGATAGCGATAATGTAAGTTATGAACCGTATCAAAAGCGTAACAAAAATAATGATAAACGATTGGTAAAAGATGGTTTAATGTGGCTCATTAGTTTTGACTCGTTTCACGCATTTCATAAATGCATAATTGATATCTTTACGTCAGGAAATGCTCAACTTATTTCTGATGAAAACCTAAAGTGTCTTGAACGTACATTTGACAATTGACATTAGATGTTCGAGCGAGTTTAGACTAAATAAAAATAAAATTAAAATAAAATAAAATATTAACGGTTTATAGTATAAGTTTTAATTGTTCTGTTTTTTCGAAGCGTTTCGAATATCGAATACCGAAAAGAATGTCGTCGGTTCCTTTTACAAAAACTACCAAGGATGAAGAAAAAGAAGACAATGACCGGTATGACCGATACACAAAGGGCTTTATTGCAATGACAACAATAACTGCAATAACTGCATTAATTATTATGGTAGCATGTTTTTTATATGTACCAGCTAAATGCGACACTCCGGGAGAAAAATCTATTTTTTTTCAAATTACGTGTAAAATAATTGGTTCAGAATATGACCCAGAAAATCCCGGCATACTTGGCTGCATACTCTTTGCACTGGCATTTGGTTGGTTTATTATTTTGTCCATGTTTTTATTGGATACTCGACCAATGATTGATTTTTTTAACTCAACCGAAACACTAACGATGATAAAGTCATATTTGGTTTATCCCTTCTTGATACTTTTGGGAATCGTTCTGGCACTTGGAATTGTATCATTTATACCGTTATTTGGACTACATCGGTTTGTTGATCAAAAAACCAGTGAAGATAAAGAACGCGCGATGCCTTTCACGGACAGCGATTCTATTTTGACAAAACTTGTCCGAAGACTTAAATTAACGATGCCACTTCGTCGACTATATTCAAATTTTATAAATCTACTTGGATTTGCGACTATGGTTTCTAGGCTGGGAGCGGTGGCATTGATTATAGCCGCATTAGTTCTTTTTATTTTATACGTATCCAAACAATTTGTGGGAGGAATTACTAATATTTTTAAGGTCGTGCTTATTGTTATTGGAATATTAGTGGCATCCGCCATTGTTATGACAATTTACGAGTCTATGTTGAAGAAAGAGAGGGACTATGAAAACATGCAATCAAACAGTATTGTGTTACTGTTACTGAAAGTTATTCGATACATTCCATGTTTAATTATTGATGCAGTAAATTGGATAAGACATGAGTTGAATATTACCACGCGTCCAGTATGGATACTGTTGTTAATAGAAGCCGCGATAGTGGGTATATATTTTTTTATTCCATTTGTTTTGAATTCTACCATCTTCAGCGGAAGCACATCACTAACTGAAGATATCGTCGACACTAGCGTACCCAAACAGCTGGAGACATTGGAAAGCGTAGGTATTGTAAGAACCCCTGAATGCGCAACCAAGTTGAAAACAAAACATAGCTATGCACTGAGTGGGTGGGTATTCATAAGTTCGCATCCTCCAAGCATGACAAGTGGTGGAAATACGTTTGTCAACATTTTAGATTTCAATGGTGTTCCGCGGATTGAATACAACGCGGCTACAAACGAACTACGGTTTAGAATAAAAATGCGCAAACCTTCTAGAAGCAGTGGCGCAACCACGCTTTCAACGACAAGTGAAACAGATAAAACTACAGTTGAAAACACTGCAATGAGTTTATTAGATTTTAATCACGAAGTTGACGAGGGATTTGAAGCGTTTGAAGCGTTCAACAATATGATGAGTGGAGCCGAAGCCGCCGCTTCAAATGAGGCAGCCAGTACACGAGAATCCGCGTCATCAACTGCTTCGGTAATTAGCGGGGCATCCAGCGGTGCGAAAGGATGGGCGAAAGCCAATATAAAAACATCGCCTGAAAAAGATAAGAGTGTAAAAACTCTTGTTCCACCCGAAGATAGCGTAATGGTGACAATTTACACAATGTCAAATTTCCCACTTCAAAGATGGAATCATCTTGTATATAACTACGACGGGTCGAACATTGATATATTTATAAATAATAAACTTGTTACTAGTGTAACAAATAAATTTCCACTTATCGAACATGGAAATATAGTATCCGGTGCATCTATGGGGGTTATTGGAAACTTGACAAATGTTGTTGCATTTAGCAATCATTTGACAAAAGATGTAATTACCGGAATTTACACGAAAGAAGATCCGCGCGGATTTTTGTGGTCGGCGTATAGTAATACTCGTGTAGATGAACTAATGCATAACGTATAGAAAGTTTAATATATAATTTTAATTTTTAATTATAAATTAAGTAAGAGTTTTAAGAAGTTAAGTCAAAAAGTAATATTATAAAATATGAAAATATAATATATATAATACATAATACATAATACATATTTCAAAACTATAAGAATAGTATGGTTGAAACCTCCACAATAGCAATTGGCGTTATAGCCATTATATTGCTTTACGTAATATGGCAATACTTGACAGACTCGTATACCCAAATTGGAGGTATGCAAAAGGGTAGTGTAAAAACAACACTACCTGCGACAACCCTTCCTCCAAACAACAACCCTTCAAATTTTTCAATATCATTATGGTTTTACGTAACAAACTGGGCATGTAGTCAAACCTCCCCAAAATCCCTATTCAATATAAAGGGTTCTGATGGGACAAGTAGTAATTTCAATATCAAGCTAGGTGCTTGTAACAATGACTTGGATGTACAAACTAGATACAACAAAACTTCTAGCTCTACCGATCTAGCTACGTGTCATGTAAGCAATATACCTATTCAAAGATGGGTCTGTCTCATTGTGAGTATTTACGGAAGAACGCTTGACATTTACTTGGACGGAAAACTTGTGCGAACGTGCGTGTTGCCATCGGTGTCCATTGCGTTAGCAAATCAAAACACGTTAACTAATATTGAAATTGGAGGAGGGTTTGACGGGTTTGTTACAAGTATTAAATATAAAGCTCAACCGGTAAATCCGCAAGAGGCGTGGAACACGTATACAGATGGGTACGGCGGAAGCATGTTACAAGACATTTTGAACAAGTACAAGCTTAAATTAAGCTTCTTGGTGGACGACGTTGAAAAACAAGCTATTACAATATAATTAATTATTTATTTTTGTAAGAAGTTAATTTTTATTTATAAATATCGAATAACTATGTAAACGAATATTTATTTTTTATGATATCTAAATCCCGTTCCACGTATGGTTTGTGATTCATGGTTACAATAGAATACCGCACGTTACCTCCAATATTATCGCATGCGTGATGTTTTAAAGGAAAACAACGGTTTATTCCTCGATACACTTCATTTATCCAGTCGTCGCAATACCAGTTTCCAATTTCTTCTGGAAAGTAGTAACCAAATAGATCATGATGTTTACGAGACACAAATGTCTGTGTCAAAATGTTTGGATTATTGTTTATCGGACCGGTTACTCCAAATCCATCATGCAATTTGAGTTCATTTATACAGTCAGTGACCCAGCCTACTGTTTTATAATGGATATCATCTCCACACTGGTAAAAATAGTCGCATCCATCTTCAAGTGCCTTATAAAATAACCGGTTCCACATAACAGTTAAATGCCCTTTATTAATGCCGTCCATGTATAAATACTCTACTTCAACCTGTATATTGTGATAAGATGAAATAAGTGTTTCTATATCCAATCTAAATTCCGGTGTATCCAGTATTGCGTCGTTTCTATCGAGTCCTATATAAAATTTATATAAGTGCGCTCCTTCGTCAGGGGTTAACGAATTTATAAAGGATGTAAATGTAGTAAACAAATATGTTTCACTGGATGATTTCCAAGGCCGTTCATTCGACGTGGATGGAATAATAATCCCAATTTTATAGGGGGTATTCATTGCTTATTTGATTGGTTGGTTAATTATTTAATTATTTATTTTTATAAAAAATACTTTAAATAGTATTAAATTAAATAGTATTAATTTAAATAGTATTAAATTACTACTATTTAAAGAGAGGTAAGTTGATTAACATCACCCGTTCACGTCAAAATACCATTTGGATGATAAGTATTTTGGAATGGTGGTAAGCGACGTGTCTCCTGATTTAAGATTGGGGCCACGATTCACAATGTCTTGTAACTCGCTGGTTCCAATTGCATAATTAAAATATTGAAGATCCGAAATGTTTCCGGAAAAACCTCCATTTTGAGCGATATATACGTTTCCATAATTTTGATAAGGAATGCCATCAAGAGTCTGTCGTTTTGTAAGTTGACCGTTAATATAAACATCCACAACAGAGTTTCGCGTTTTTATGATTAAACAAATCCATTTTCGTACCGGTATGTTTTCAATATTTATCGTATCCATAGTTCCACCTGACTTGTTATATTTATTCATCGCAACTTTTAATGTGACGGTTTGTGTATTTACATTTGGATTTGGATTTTGAGAAGTTGAAGGGACACTATCAACCTGAAAAAATACACCTGGAGACACATTAGGACCAACCGTTTTTAATATATTATTCTCATGAGTACTGGGGCGCGCGATATTATCACCTTTGTGAAAAATATGTTTTAACACTCCAATATCACTATTAGTACCTGGGTCGCGTATAAAAAACCAGACCGACCATGTATATTCAATACCTCCATCTTGGTTTACAGATCGAGTAATTGGAATTGAACCTTTTATACCTGGATCCTGAGTAATTATTTTTGACTCAGTTGCATCAACAAGTCCGTTTACTAACATTGGTTTAGAATCAGGTGATAAAAATACTGCAGCTACACTAATAAACAATCGAAGAAGTATTATAAATGCAAGAAACACGAGCAATAAAAATGAAAATCTTGCTACCATTGAGTTTGAATTCATAAATTCATTTGATCCGGATAGCAAAGAATCGACTGATCCCGACCCAAAGCTACTTAATGACGGCAAAAACGATCCTGAATCAGGGGCATCGGTTGTTGCCGGAACACTAGACGATGATGAAGAAGATGACAATGACGATGACGATGAAGGTGATGATGAAAATGCATTTTTAAAAGAGTCGGGTACCATAGATCCAAATCCGCTCGATCCGCTTCCGCTAGACCCAGACCCAGACCCAGAACTAGATCCGCTACCAAATCCGCCGAATCCACTACTGGACCCGCTACTAGAGCCGCTAGAACCACTAAACATGATCTTACTAAACACTAAACTTAATAAACTTAAATATTATTTTATTATTTATTATACTTACTTATGTTATAATAATAAAATTATTAATAGTATTTTTATTATTTCATTTCGAATCGAATAATAAAACTAAAGTGTTTCCCCTACCAGAAAAATGGACGTTGATTTGGTTCAACGGTTAGATTTCTAGGCATGTAACACAATTGTCTTTCGAAAAAGGAAATGGACGGAAGGTCTTTTATTTCCGGGGTAACTTTTTGCGCGGGCGTTACTAAATTAGATGCATTTATTCCAAACAGCTGAGACTCGACATCAATTGAATTCGTGCACAATAAGTGTCGCGGCATGAAACTTGGAGCGTATAAGTCGGGTCGAGCGGTGTTATGTGCAACATGGAAAGGAGTAAATGCTAAATACTCAGATGCACCTGAATAAAGCCGTTGTCGCATGGCGTAATCATTGGGATTATTTATATTTCGAGTGGAAGCCATTTTCGTTTCGTTGGTGTTATTAGTTTTTTGAATGCTCGTAGCTTATTATTAATAATACTAATATTTATTATTTAAAGATTTTATTAAATTTATACGTACAAGTTATTTTTTCTTAAATAGGGTGTTGTTAAAAATGTTTAAAACTGCATCACATCTTCATTCAGCCAATGAATCCAATACTGAAAATGAAGGTACGATTTCTTCTTATACTACTTCTAGTACAAGCAGTAATGTAACTGGAAATGGTAACGGCAACGGTAATGTATTAACTATAAAAACTGTACAAATAGCTCCAATGAGAACCTTGTTAACGGCGCTTAAAGATATTTTATTGGAGTCGAATATAACATTTTGTCCGGACGGGATTCGTATTATCAATATGGATAAGTCGCATACCATGTTAGCACACATGTTCCTGGCTGCTGAAAATTTCGAGGAATATGATTGCCAAAAAGAAAAAATTATTATTGGGGTTAATATGTTCCACTTGTTCAAGCTCGTGAATACCATTGATAACGATGACACGCTTACCATTTATATTGAAAATAAAGACTATAATGAAGGGATTGTATCATTTTTAGGATTGAAGTTTGAAAATGGCGATATAAAACAGTGTAAAACTCAAAAATTGCGACTTATCGAGCCAGAACCTGAAGAACTGATAGAACCGAATGTTACATTTTCATCTGTAATTAATCTTCCATCTGCCGATTTTCAAAAAATAATCAGAGATCTGTCGTTTATTTCAGACAAACTTGAAATAAAATCGGTTGGAAATGAACTTATTTTTCGCTGTGCCGGACAATTTGCAACTGCTGAAGTAACTCGTGTAGAAAGTTCAGGCAGCATGGAGTTTATCCACAAGCAAAATGCAAATAAAATTATTCAAGGCGAATTTTCTTTGAAAAATCTGGGCTATTTTATAAAGTGCACTAACTTGTGTAGTCAAATTGAAATGTACCTGGAAAACGACTTGCCGCTAGTTGTCAAATACTATGTGGCCAGTTTAGGCGAAATCAAACTGTGTCTGGCGCCACTTCCGAGTAGCGGATAAGAAGTTTTATATTTTATTTATAATTTGCATAAATCGCAGCTAGTTGTCGTTTGGCGTTGCGTTTGGTCATGGGACGTTTTGAGAAGCACTTCCGGCTGTTGCGTTTACACACCCGGAATTTGGAGGTTTTTTTGTAGGGTCGAATCACGTACGGCATTCGCTAGTGAGGTTAACGTTTATTAATTTATTATTACTATTATTATTACTATTATTACTATATATTAATAATATCTGATCTAAATATCTAAATATCTAAATATCGACATGGGTAAGAAAGTGACGCCTGCAACACATTTTTACAATACCCAAGTTATTCATTTCAATTGACTCGGGAGTTTCTTTGGGCAGTTCATTCTTTTCAGGAGTTAAATATACAACTTTTGAATTGTCTCCAACTTTTCTTTGCCTGACGTTCTCCAAGTAAGCTCGGTACTTATCACCAATCACTTTTCCACATGTAAAACATTTAACCGGTATTATCATGGTTATACGTGTTTGTTGTCTAGTTGTCTGGTTGGTATTGTTTATATAACGTAATATAATTTAAATTATTTTCGAATCAATTTTGTATTTTTGTATTTTATTTTGTGTGTTTGTAATATGTAATATTTGTAATTTGTAAATTTATAAATATTTAATTTATATCCTCAAAGTAAATATACAAATGTATTTAAGCAAACCAATTCTGTTTATTATTATTGTGGTAGTGCTTTTTATTGGAGGAACTTCCGGACTTATTTATAATAACAGCAATGATGAAAGTGGCGGCAAACGTCGTAATACAAAGCGCAACATTAGCCGCAACGGCGGCAACCACGGCAACAACTATCACGACAAACCTGGTAGTTCCAGTAGTAGCGAATCTGGTAGTTCCGATAGTGATTCCGATAACGAAGAGCGTTATTTCAAACACGTACTCAATCATAAAATACGGGATAGTCAAAATTTATACTATGGTTTCGCCCAGTCGGGACACGGATTTGGAGACGACTATGGAAAAGGAACAGGAACAGGAACAGGAACAGGAAACAGAAAAGAAGGATTTAGTTCAAGCAACAACGTAAAGTGTATGCCAGGATGTAAAATTGCGGTATCTTCAAGTGATGGAAATTGTAAATGGATTCCTGAAAGCGAACCAAAACATAAACAACGTTTGATTTGTCCACATGTATGCGACATAGGATTTAAAGGTTCTGGCGTAAAATGTGAAACAAACTTAGATTGTAGTGAGTGTACCCCGCAGCCTGATTTTACGGTAGCTGGATATACTACGGGGACTGTAATAAAACAATCGGCGCCAAATGCGAATTGTTCAAAAGGACAAGCGTGTACGATTCTAAGCAGTAAGACGCTTACTATATGTAATCCTTATTCGTCTCCAAATAATCCTGCTCAGAATTTAGTATGCGCCAAAAAACCCGGAAGTGAAACTGAAACGGTTTGGACAGAACCTGACGCTGCTGCAAAACAAATACCATATCACCTTGAACAAACAAAGTTGCTATCATGTGATTTAAAAAGAGGATGTGCAGTTGACGGGGACACGTGTATGAGTTCTAATTTTGATAAACTATATTGTAACGATAACATTTGGACCCTTGATCCAAAATATGTTACGCCTAGTGGTAGTTCAGGTTCAGGTTCAGGTTCAGGTTCAGGATCAGGTTCAGGATCAAGTTCAGGATCAGGATCAGGATCAGGATCAAGTTCGGGTTCAGGATCAGGTTCAGGATCAGGTTCAGGATCAGGTTCAGGTTCTGGCGAACTACGCGATAATTATTATATTACCAACTATTTTTTTGGACCTTCAAAAGATGCTGAATCATCTTCGACATATAAACTTGGTCTAGGGTTTTCTAAAAATAAAAACAAAAACAAAAACAAAAACGACCCCAGTGAAAGTGGAGAAAAAAATAATGACGATGTCAATAATAAAAAACCAGGAATTATGGATAAAATAAAAGGAGCATTCAAAAATGAAAAAAAGGTTGAAGCAACCGCTAATCTTGGTTTATACGGAAATAACTATGGCGTAGGCGGTAATGCGACGGTTCCTCCAATTGTTCCCAAAGGTACAGTTGCAACCGTCCAAGCTTATGAGAGTACGATAAAATTATAAACTAAACGACGAATCCCAATATTGCCCGCATTGTTTCCCTTGATTTTGAAGCTGCTTGTGAGTCTCCGTTAAATTTTTTAGGATTGTATTCCATAATGTCAGTAGCGTAATAGTTTTTAGAACCAGAATTGACTATGCCCATAATAGTTAGAACTTGATCTAAATATACGCCGTTTGGTGCCGGAGTAGCAGTGCCTGCCATATCTTTTGGATCAAGAATATCAACATCCAATGAGAGGTGGACGTTTGATTTGAGAACAAAATCTGCAATTTTTCGATAACTATTTGTTTGGCTTTTTTGTATGTCACTGGCGTAAACAGTTCGAATTTTCCACTTTTTTATAAATTCATCTTCCTCGCGTTCAGTGCTTCGAAGTCCTATGTACATTACTTGAGCCGGATCAAGACGAGGTATCCCGGTATACGAATGGTTGATAAGCATATTCACAACCATACCATGTTTATTTTTACTGGGACTTGTTTTTTGATTATGAATATCCGCATGTGCGTCCATCCATAACAACTTGAAATTATTTCCGTAAACCTTGAGTGATGCAAGAACCGAACACATGCTTGTTAAATGATCCCCTCCAATAAATACTGAATGCCCTCCTGTACCTGTGCGAATCATTTTTTCACATTCAGATAGAGCAAGAGTACTTACTGATCCATCTGGCGAAGTTGAACGAAATGTTTTACTAGTAATCAAATTGTATTCTGTATTTTCTGGAAGAATTCGAGCTAATTCGGCATGTGTTAGTTCAACCCCCTTGCCGTACGTTTGACCAAGTGAATTTCTCATTACCAATATAGACGACATATTTAATGATCTGCGATATGCCATATTGTTGTGAATAAAGTTTGCAATCTATACTTAATCTAGTATGTCGAATGTGTATTTTTGTCAATTTTATTTTATTTTATAATTTTAATTTAAATAATATTGGATTTTTTTTCATTTTATAAATAAATCAATACATCAATACAACAATAAATAAACTATAAAAATGATAGACGATAAGAAAACATATTTTACAATTGTTTTAGGACTTATTATTTTATTTGCAGCCGGACTTCTCTATCATATTATTATTCAACGTAATAAAATACTAGAAGGGGTTGACGAGACTGTAACCGCTGCTTCTTCTACTCCTGCTTCTTCTCCTGCTCCTGCTCCTGCTCCTGCTCCTGCTCCTGCTCCTGCTCCTGCTCCTGCTCCTGCTCCTGCTCCTGCTCCTGCTCC